GGCGGCGGCGTTTGTTAGTGTTCTTTTTCACTCAGCAACCGTCACGCACTTCATGCACTTGCAGACCAAGTCATTCGCACAGCACATGGCGCTAGGCGAGTATTACGACGCAATAGTCGATCTTGCAGACAAGTGGGCAGAAGCGTATCAGGGTGCGTATGACATTATCACTGGCTACCCTAAAGACTTTCACCTGGCCACCGATCCGGTGAAGTACCTGACGCAGATTAAAGAGTTCGTGGACGATATTCGCAAGGATTTGCCGCAGGATAGCGAGCTGAACAACTTGGTGGACGGCATCGCGGATCAGATCGACTCGACCCTCTACAAATTGCGCTTTCTTAAGTAATAACATAAGTTAAGTATGCTAACAATATCTGTTACAAATCAATCACATGGCAGCTAGAAAAAGAAAGATAACTTTATCTGACTCTTGGCGAGAGAAGATTCAAGCCAGTCAGATCATGAATCGCTTACTCAAGCACGTTGAGGGCGAGATAGAACTGTCTTCGACGCAGGTCAAAGCAGCGGACATACTGCTGAAAAAGGTCGTTCCTGACCTGGCTAGGACTGAAAACGTAGGTAATGAGGGCGGGCCGCAGGAAATGGTGATCCGATGGGCCGATCCGAAGTAATCCTTCCTTATGCGCCTCGACCGGCATTCCTACCGTTCCATGCAAGAACGCAGCGGTGGGGCTGTCTCGTAGCTCACCGGCGGGCAGGCAAGACGGTAGCGGCTATCAACGACGTTATCAGGGCAGCGGCGACCTGTAAGACAGCTTTCCCTCTGTTCGGCTATGTAGCGCCGTACCGCAGCCAGGCGAAGTCAGTCGTTTGGGACTATCTAAAGAACTTCGCGCAGCCGATCATCCTAGACAGCAACGAGGCAGAACTGACCATCACCCTGATGAACGGGGCGAAGATCAGGCTGTTCGGTGCTGACAACGCCGATGCTATGCGGGGCTTGGGCTTTGACGGGATATACCTAGACGAGTACGGCGATTTTCGCCCAAGCGTATGGGGAAACGTCATAAGACCGGCCCTCTCTGACAAGCAGGGATGGTGTGTGTTTGGTGGCACGCCTAAAGGAAAGAATCAGTTTTGGAACATCTACGAGACAGCTAGGCAAAACCCTGCTGAATGGTTCTTGCTGCGCCTGCCCGCCTCTTCGTCGGGGCTGCTACCTCCCTCTGAACTAAAAGCAGCTAGGGCGCAATTAACCGAGGATCAGTATTTGCAAGAGATGGAGACTTCGTTTGAAGCCTCAATCCTCGGCTCTTTTTACGGCACAGAACTCAGGGAAGCAGAAGAACAAGGGCGCTTTACGAACATTGCAGTCGATCCAGTTGTGCCTGTTCACACCGCCTGGGACTTGGGCTATCGGGATGACACGGCTATATGGTGGTATCAGGTCGTCAGAGGCGAAATCCATGTTATCGACTTCTACTCGGTATCGGGCGCGAACATCGAGGAACTTGCTCAAGTCATTACCGACCGAGGTTACCGCTACGGCAAGCACTACCTACCGCATGACGCAAAGGCTAAGACCCTTGCAAGCGGTGGAAAGAGCATTATCGAACAGCTTGCACAGCACCTGGGGCTTGGGACACTTAGCATCGTTCCTGATCTCAGCGTACAGGACGGCATCCAGGCGGTAAGGAAGATGATCCCGACGACTTGGTTCGACAACAGATGTTACGAAGGCATTGAGGCGTTGAAGCAATACCAACGCGAGTATGACGAGGACAAAAAGGCTTTCAGACAGACCCCGAGGCACGATTGGACTAGCCACCCTGCCGACGCATTTCGTATGATGGCGATCAGTTGGAAGAATGAACCGGTATTCAAAGCGCCGGATAGAGAAAAGCCTTTGATGGTAGGCCCGCAAAACACAGTTACCCTCAACGATATGTGGGCGACTGCTAAACCTAAAGGAGCACGAATATGAGTGGCGTTTCTTATCCCTATCGCTATCAATATGAATACGTGGCAGCGAGTCAATCGGCACAAGTATTGGGTACTACCGGTGCAAAAGGCGATTACCTGCACAGGCTGATTTGTACCGTGACCACCGCAGCAACGGGTAACGTCCTGATCGTTGACGGTTCGGGATCGGGAATCTTGACGCATACCGTACTGCCTGCAAGCGCAGGTACAGGCATCAACGTCTACAACATTGAAATCAATGCTGTTAGCGCAGACGGTGCGTGGAAAGTAACCACCGGTGCAGGCGTTGAAGTCATGGCTGTCGGAATATTCTCAGCATGATGAACAAGCCGGGGCTGTACGCCAACATCCTAGCGAAGCAGGAGCGGATCAAGCATGGTTCGGGTGAGCGTATGCGTAAACCCGGCGACCCCGGTGCACCGACTGCTAAAGACTTCCGTGAGTCAGCTAAGACTGCAAAGCCGGAGAAAAAATGAGCGCAGCATGGACGCGTAGCGAAGGCAAGAATCCCCAAGGCGGTCTGAATGCCAAGGGGCGAGCTTCGTACAAAGCTGAGACGGGCGGGACACTTAAGCCACCGGTCAAGGCAGGCGACAATCCGCGTCGAGCGTCATTCTTGGCACGCATGGGCAATATGCCCGGGCCAATGGAAAAGAACGGTAGTCCTACTCGATTGGCGTTAGCTTTGAAAGCGTGGGGTGCATCAAGTAAAGAAGATGCCCGCGCCAAGGCTCGCGCTATCTCGGAGCGTAATCGTGACTGAGCAAGAACGTCTAGCTGCCGCGCTTGAGTATCAACAAGCACAACAAGCGGCGAGGATGAACCCTAACCTAGCGGCGCAAGGTGCGCGAGGGCGGGAGAACATGATGCCGCCCACTTCGGTCATGGACGAGCGTTATCCGGCTTTCAAGCGCAATCAGGAAGATGCCGAAAAGCTGATGCTAGGGTTGGATATTGTTGGCTCTGCAATCCCATTGGCAGGCCCTGCAATGAAGGGCGCGAAGATACTAGGGCAAGCCGCAGCACCGCAGATAGCGCAAGCATTAGAGAACTACACGTTCAAGACCGGCATGGCGTTGCCAGTAATTGATACAACAGGTTTGCCAAATAAAGGCAAGGATTTGATTCGTAGCAAAGCAGATGAGTTAGCCGACACGTTAAACAAACAAGGCTTTCAAGCAACTGCGGAATACTCAGGCAGCGCCGCAGGGCCATCGGCTTATGTCAATGTATTTGACCCGCAAACAGGGCGATTCATTACATCCCCTGCAAGGATTTCGGGACATTCTAAAGGCGCGTATCAAAGCCAATTCGTGCATGAAATTTCGGATGACCCGCAATCAACGCAAAGATTTGTTAATCTTGCAATGGAAATGCGGGCTAAAGGGCCGACAGAATTGATGCAAAAACAAGGCGAAGCGGAAAAAGCCGCCATGCAAATGCGTTATGAAAGCGCACAAAAGAAAATAGCTAAAGGTAAGTCATTGACCAACAGCGAACAAGAAGCTGTGACATCAATAGAGCGTCAAGCAGGACGCACGTTTGCCGCACCGGGGGACGAAGCATTGCGCCTAGCCCAAGAACGGGACAACACAAAAAATATTATTTCCGGGATTGGAGATGAGTTAATTACGCTTTATCACGGAACATCAAAATCTTCGGCGAAAAAAATAAAAGATGAAGGGGTAATTAAGTCCGGATCATATTTTGGGAATATTAATGGTGTGTCTTTAACCCCACGCAAGAGTGTGGCTGAAGATTTTGCCAATGGAGGAGAAATAATTGAAGTAAAAGTGCCTAAATCAAAATTAGTTGTTGATCCGGAATCTGTAGATAATTTCGATTTAGATGATGCGATTAGGAATGGAAACAGTGTTTTTGCAACCGGAAACATTTATTTCAAATGAAATTTGCCGCTTTTGACACGTTCCGCAGAAACGCCGCAATAGCCGCAGCAATGGGCGTGGCAGCACCTGACTTGTTAGCCAAGGAAAAGAAAAAATGAGCGAAGAGCAAAGCACAGGCTTGCAGAAGCTGATGCACAACGTTGCAGCCTACGACAACGACTTCAAGAAGTGGGAAGCCCGCGCTCAAAAGATCATCAAGCGTTACCGCGATGACAACCGCAGTCAGAACACCAACGAGACTGCCAAGTTCAACATCCTATGGTCAAACGTTCAGACGTTGATTCCTGCGGTGTATGCGCGTCTACCAAAAGCAGACGTGTCGCGTCGTTTCGGTGATAACGATCAAGTGGGACGGGTTGCGTCGTTGCTGATAGAGCGTGCGTTAGATTTCGAGATCGAGCACTATCCCGATTTCCGCGCAACGATGAAACACGCAGTCGAAGATCGTTTCCTTGGAGGGCGTGGAACTGCTTGGGTGCGCTATGAACCGCACGTTCACGCTATTGATATGCCCGAAGATGGGCTAGAAGTAACCGAGGACGTAGACGAACCCGAACCCGGAATGCACGATGACGCTCTTGCAGGTGAAGAGCCGATGGAAGAAATTGAATACGAGTGTGCGCCTATTGATTATGTTCATTGG